GTACTTCAGGTTATTTATAACATCCTAGTTGCGGCAGTTCTGGTGTTTGCCTATTTGAAAAGGTAAATACTATTAGCTAATGACCTGTCACACGTCGAAAAACTGGGCGAACATTAACAATTCGACCGCAGAACTGGCAGCATAATCTGAGGAATAAAGCTGGGTTCCCGAACGGGAGTAAGCCGAAAGGTGAGAAATCCTTTGCTCTGTGATTGTGCTGTCAGCTGGACAGATGACTATTTTTGCCCACCCAAGTCGTCTGTTCAACTGGTAGCACCAACGCACCTTTTATTTTTCATGGAAAACTATTTTTACCTACCTAAAAAATGAAAAACAACTATCATTTGGTGCTATCAACTGGCGACATCAATCCTTAAAGTAATTAACTAATGATATACACTCACTTGGTGTCGCCTTGCCCCAGTTCTGTGGTTGAATAAAACCACATGATTTCGTGTAGATAAGGAGGAATATTTATGGGCAAGCATAATACAATGACATACAAAGAGACAGTTGAAGAGTTAGAATTTGCAATAGAACATAATCTTAGATTTAATAAGCATGATATCGAGAGAATACTACCCAAAGAAGATATTGAGAGAATTGCAAAAAAGTTTTGTCTTCGTGCAGAGTATCGTCCATTATTTATGAGCGACATTAAAGCATGTTATGTATTGATTTTTGGAAATATAGCTAACTATTTCAGTAAAGATGTAATTAGTAGCGATGAGGGCTACACAATTGAAGAAAAAAAAGACAAAATAGCAGATGTCAACTAAACCACTAATTTATGGACATAGATAAAGAAAATGATAATGATTTACGAAGCAGAAATTGAACAAACTGTAATGGGAAAGCTCTTTATTGAAGCCGACAGTCTCGAGCAAGCAAAACAAGTCGCCGAGCGATGCGTACAAGATGAACAAAACCTCGTAAATGTCGATTTTGACGAGATTTGGGGCTATGACGTTAGAGATGTGTCAGAGGCAGATTCCGCTGGTGATGCAGAGGTTATCAAGGCGGAGGACGTGTTATGAGCGTGAGCAATCTCGATAAAAAAACAAAAGATAAAATATATCAAACGTTGTATGAATACAGAGTTCTTACGCAAGCTGCTCAACTCAATATCGCCAGGGGTCATACAAAATATGATGGACTTGGATGTTATCAATCCGTACTCGACGCAAAAGCAGCAAATGATATTTTTGAAGCCATAAAAGAGCTTAAGTTAAAAACCATTGAGGATTGGTATTATGACTTAATTGACGACACAGAAGAAACAATGGATTTGATGAAGGAAACTATAGCAGAAAGGAAATCTAATGCGTGAAATAAAGTTTAGAGTTTGGAATACTTTATTAAAGAAATATATCCCAGATGATTTAGTGCATATATCCTCAGACGGAAGTTTTTTATTCGGATTTTTTTCTTATATCAAAGTTGACTTCTATAAATACAGAGACGACATCTTTAGAGGTGAGAATATCGCAGAGCAATTCACTGGACTAAGAGACATAAACAGTAGAGAGATTTATGAGGGAGATATCCTTATAGATGACACTGGCGAGCCTATTGAGTACTGGGTGGTTAAGTTTTCTGATGGTGGTTTCATAGGCGAATGTGCAGGCACGGCTGAGCCTCTCTTTGAATTAACACAACTAGAAGTCGCTGGTAATATTCACGAGAACCCTGAGTTGTTGGAGGAGAAATGAGACTATATAAGCTACTAAAAGATTTGCCCACCGTTAAAGCTGGGGCAATCTTCAAAGAGAAAATTAAAATCGATGGCACAAGAGTTTTGAAAGCGTGTGAATCAGGCCGTAAACATTCAATTCTTGTTAGAGAGATCGATAATTTTGACGAGTGGTTCGAGCCAACAGACAGTATTAACTGGAATCTTAAATGGAATGATACATATTGGTACATTGACTATTGGGGCAAGGTTAGCTGTCGCAATTACACGGACGCTATCATTGACAGATTGAATATTGACAATGGTAATACTTATCACACCGAAGAAGAATGTAAAGAAGCTCATGAACGCAAACTAGCTGAAGTCAGACTGCGAAAAACGTCGGACTTTGAGCCAATCTTTGAGAGTGAATATGGCGGCTGGATTGTTTATTTTGACCACGAGAACAGAATGCTGGATTGTACAAAAGTGTTCAGTTGCGACAGAGGCGAACCCGTTCACTACGCAACCAAAGAAGACGCTGAAAGGTCTATTAAAGAAAATCGAGAAGATTGGTTAATTTATTTCGGAGTAAAGGAGTAAATCATGGCAGGAAATCGAACAGGCGGATTGAAAGCCGCTCAGAAAAACCTAGCAAGCAACCCGAACTTTTATGCAGAAATTGGACGAAAGGGTGGCTCTGCTACATTTGCAAGCCACGGAAGTTGTAAAGGATTCGCACAAGACATCGAATGCGACTGCGATTTAATCGACGGTCCTCACTTCGTAAAAAATGTGCAGGCAAAAAAGGCGGTCGCATAAGTAAACGTAAATAAACGGGTACGATTCGTACCCAGTAGAAAACCATTTTTCCCAAGTGGGGAAATTGGTTTAGAACATTAACAATTCAACCGCAGAACTGGACAGATGACTGTTTTGCNCGACCTACCATACGTCGAAAAACTGGGTGAATATTAACAATTCAACCGTAGAACTGGACAGATGACTGTTTTGCCCACCCGAGTCATCTGTTCAACTGGTAGCACCAACGCACCTTTTTACTTTCATTGAGACTTAGATATCTACACAAAAATGGAAACAACTATCATTTGGTGCTATCAATTGGCGACATCAACCTTAAAGTAATTAATCAATGATATACACTCACTTGGTGTCGCCTTGCCCCAGTTCTGCGGTTGAAATTAGAAAGTATAACTAAATAGGAGGGATTGTATATTTTCAATACATCCAATAGAGGTGATGTGGGCACAAGCCCCAGAGGAAATTAAATTAGAATTAGCACTAAATCTCATCACAGCAATTCTCAAAATATCAAAGGACAGACGCGCAGAGATTGTCCTTGATGATGGCAAATATGAGATTAAACTTAATAAGTTAGACTGAGAAACGAAATGGAAACATTAGTTTGGATTTTGCAAGCAGTACCGCACGCTATTTTTATCACTGGATTAATCGTAGCTGGGCATTGGGCAATTAAAAAAATCATTAAGGCGGTAAAGGAATACGACAATGCCTAGAATTAAATCAGCAAAGCGCTACAAGATATGGGGAAGTAGAGGCTTCTGCTGTAAGTTTGAAGACGGATGTAAAGCTGTATACGTGATGGCTAATCGAGTATTCCGTAGAAAAACCCGACAATATCTTAAGCTTGTTTATCGCTTGGGTACTTCAAATGTCCGAGCAAGAGATTGAAAACAATAACACTTATGCTCGCTGTAAATCTGCAGGTGGCGAGATGGGCTATTCGAAATGCTACAAGGATGGAAAGGAAATCTAAATGAAAATTATAGCAGAAAATCCAGCTGAAGAAGTCTTGCTGTGGCGTATTAAAGCCTTAAGCGACGAGTTGGTCAATCAAGACAATCGATACACCAGGATGCCAGTATGGACGATCCTAGATAATAACAAAGCTGGCAAAGACTATGGCGCAGTCATGTACTTTACTGGCAAAGCCGCCGAGCAGCATATCGAGGAAAACGGTCATCATTACGATAATCCAACGATATGTGTTCGCAGCGCTCACGACAATCGAGAATTAAAAGATATTGTTCACTTGCTTATCCTAGCTGGTGGCAATGAAATACCAAGTAACCATTATGGAGTTTTGAGAGATGTGTGATATTAAATTCGATATCGCAGGTCAAGTGCCTAGTAAGAAGAATAATAAGCGACTTCTGAAAAATTCTCGAACAGGAAAAATGTTTATCGCGAGTAGCGAGAAGTTCAACGAATGGCATAATCAAGCTATGATGGATTTGTGCTTCAGGCTGAATAAAGACAGGGATGTCTTTCGCGACAAGCAAGTGGAGATAGAGTTAACGTTTTACAATAGCGACAATCGACGACATGACCTCGACAATATGACTAGTAGTGTATTGGATTTACTAGTTGACGCTGAGTTTATCGACGATGATTGTTGTAGAGCTGTAAATAAAGTCGTTGCTATTTTCGGCGGAGTAGATAGACAAGCGCCTCGCGTTGAAGTTGAGATTAATGGTGTTGAGCGTAAGTAAGTATGCACCTAAAAACTCATGTAGCGAGTTATGCTATAATAATCATAGAATTGCGGATCGAAAGGTCCGCTTTTTGTTTGGAGAAATATCATGACGACCAAGAAAACAGTGAAAAAGCGCGCCCCCAACAAGGGAGGGCAACCAACAAAATATAAGCCAGAATATTGTCAACAGTTAATTGACTATTTTTCAATCGACCCTACAAAAATCACAGAAGACGAAACCGTCTCGTCAGCCGACGGTGATAAGCTGATAGCTAGAAGAATGCCTCAGCGAATGCCGTGGCTTGAAGGATTTGCACGAAAAATTGGTGTACATCGCAACACTTTGAGAGACTGGTGCGATCTTCATCCAGAATTTGCGGAAGCCTATGAAACCGCCAAAGATTTACAACGCGAGTTTATTGTTGATGTGGCTTTAAGTGGTGCCGCTCCAGCAAGCTTTGCTATCTTTACTATGAAAAATGTTTGTGGATGGCGAGATGAGCGCGACTTAAAGTTGAAAAAAGCGAAAGAGGAGGGTAATATCGATGACGAAGAACTCCGAGCAGCAATCTTTGAATAATCTGACCAGGAAAGACATTGTACGACTATGCGAAAAGTACTGGGAAACGGATAGAGATAAGCTCCGACAGTACCTATTAGCGATATTTAAGAGGCGCGAAAACATTCATTTGTTTGGTTGGTTCATCGCCCGACCATATTTTCCACTAGAAACACCACCGTTTCATAAAGAGATATTAGACTTAATCAGTGATAAGAATAATCGACGCATAGGCGTTATTGCGCCACGTGGACACGCGAAGTCGACAACAGTAGACATGACATACCCTCTGTGGGCTGGTTGTTTTGAACAAGAAGAATTCATAGTGATAATCAGCGACACATACACTCAAGCTGCAGAGTTCATCAATGCGCTTAAAGATGAGTTCGAGAATAATCCGAAAATTAAATGGTTATTTGGCAATATGAAAGGTGACGACTGGCAAGACGGAGAGTTTGTGCTGAGTAACGGCATTAAGTACGCCGCGAAAGGTTCTGGCATGAAAATTCGTGGTATTCGACACCGACATACACGACCGACTCTAATGATATTTGACGATATCGAGAATGACGAAAACATCAAGAGCGCCGAGCAACGCCAGAAGCTGTACCATTGGTTTACCAAGGCGGCGATACCAGCACTAGCGAGAGGTGGACGTGCTGTTGTCATCGGAACGATTCTTCATTTCGACAGCCTCGTGAATAAAGTGATGAAACAGCAAGATGTGTTTAAGAGCTGGCATACACGGATATTTTACGCAATTACCACCGAGGAGGACGGCACAGAGCGGGCTTTGTGGCCGGAACACCGCAGCCTAGAGAAGCTGAGGGCTATGCGAGATGATCCGAGTGATCAGGAGTTCGTTGGCAGCATTGCTTTTGCGCAGGAATATCAGCACAAGCCGTTCAGCGAAGAGGACGCTATCATCAAGCCTGATTGGATTAAAGAGTGCGAGCCAAGTCAGGTGCCAGATAAGCATGCACGGCTGGCGAGGGTGCTGACAATCGATCCTGCCGCCAGCGAACGTCAGACGGCTGACCCGACGGCTATGGGTGTTGTTGACCTGTATACCGACGGCAATGTTTACATACGTGCGATACGCAACCAACGAACCTCGCCGAGTGTCACTGCTGATACAGTTAGAGAGCTTGATGAAATATACAAACCGCAGGTGATTGGTATAGAGGAGGGCGCACTGGGGCTGGTGTTTCGGGATTTGCTGGCGGGGCTGCCTGTCATTGGCTTGAAGCCTGATAAAGACAAGGTGCGGCGACTCTTAGCCGTGAGCCGATTCTTTGAGGCTGGCAGGATATATATTGTGAAAGATATTCAGAATGGACAAGCGTTACGCGAGCAGTTGATTGAATTTCCAAAGGGCACGCATGACGACATGGTGGATATGGTGGTTTATGCGGTGCGGTTGCTGTTGGTGGAGGGTATGAATCAGGTGTCGAGTAAAGATTTCCAGACTGCTGGTGATTATTACGACGAGCTAGATGACGATGAGTGGTTGGATTAAGTATAAGTATGATATAATCAGAGTAAGTATATACGACGTGCGAAAGGCGTCGTATTTTATTTGGAGAAATTATGAAGCTGATAAACTTGAGCGGTAAGAATAACGATAAAAATGCAGGTAGCCGACTACGTGAGATTGGTGGTGCTGGCACTGGCGTATTTACGGACTATGAAGCAGAGAAAATAAAGCTAAACCGCCCGAGGAAAATCACTGATTACCGAGACATGTTGCGTGATGGCACTGTCGAGGCATTATTCAATATCCTGACCATGCCGATTTTGGCAAGTGAGTATGACATTAAGCCTGCCGACGAAAGTACTGAAGCGAAAACGCAAGCAGATTTCGTACGAAACAACTTACTGAGCGAGAGCTATAAAGGCGGTATTGAAACGCCGTTTAATTTGTTCCTCGACCAGTCGATGATGGCGCTTGTGGATGGCTTTCAGGTATGGGAAAAGGTGTATCGGCTCAATAGTAACCGCTACGAGTTGAAGAAGCTGGCGCTGCGGGATTCGAGAAGCGTGGAGATTCAGAGCGATTTGAAGGAAGGCTATCAAGGAATTAGGCAAACACAAGAAGATGGCTCGACGGTGGATATTCCAGCCTACAAAACGTTCCTATTTACACCAGGCAAACGATACGATCCGTATTACGGACGTTCAATATTTACGGCACTTTGGCGAAACTATGACAAGAAGTGGAAGTTAGAATATCTGGATAGCATTGCTTTGCAAAATGACGCTATCAAACCAAAGGTATTAAAAAATACCGGCAACACACTTGCAAATGCTGATGACAAAGTAACGTCGAAAGTATTGAACGTATTAAGCCGTTTAGGCAAGGTCAATTCAACGGCGACTTTGCCGCCAAATTACGAACTTGAGGTACTGAACTCTGAGGGACGCGATCCGCACCAATCGATTGAGCGCCAGAACTCTGAGATGGCAAGAGTATTCCTGGCTAACTTTATGCTGCTGGGTTCGCAGGGGACAAGTTCGACTGGTAGCTTTGCGCTGAGCGATACGCAAGCAAAGATGTTCCGTATGAGCCTAGAATCCGTCATGAATAAGCTGGCGGCTCACATTAACCAATACATCATCGCTGATTTGATTGATATTAACTTTAGCGAACCACACTATCCAGTTTTCGCATTTGAGAAGATGGATAATGAAGTGGTTGGTGCGATATTTAACGCCTTTACGACAATGATTCAGAAAGACCGCATGTCTGACGCAATGGCAAGCGAGATTGAGGACGCAACAGCGACACGGCTAGGCTTTGACGTGGAGAAGATTAAGCAGCATCGTACTGAACAGTCTGAAAATACTGAAAGCAACGCCAGCAAGGAGAAAGAGGCTGGCGGTACGCCGACTGGTCAACGAACAATGAGCGACGATCACAAGCATGAGCCAAGCGAGAGCCTGAAAAAGCTTGACGCCAGATGGCAGGAGCTAGAAAAACGTTTTTTAGACCAAATCCGCCCGGTTTATGAGACTGTGGCGGAGAAAGTCAGTCAGGAGGTCGCAGAATCAAAGCTAGTGAGCGACATTGATGCGGTGGTGTTTCCAGCGGAGTACCGCCGAACGTTGGTATCATTCTTTAAGCAGGGGTATCAGATTGGAAAAATCAGTGCTAGCGATGAAATGGGTAAGCCGGCTGCGAAGAACGGCAATGATTTAACTAAAGCAGCCGTTGAATACATAAACTGGATTATCGAGAAGCAGCAGAATGACCTGACCAATTACGCTAAAAGCCTGGTAATGAATAGAGTAGTGCTGGATGATGAGCCGATTGATTACAGCGCTGAGATTCTGAAGCTGATTCTGGCGTGGTTTGCAACGAAGTTGATGGATACGGCGTCGTACGCAATTGCACAAGCGGTCAATTCCGGGCGTAATTCGGTATGGGATGATGACGATGTGTTGGAGTTTTCGGCAATTCTGGATGCGCGGACGTCGCCTGGCTGTAGCGCACTGGACGGCAAGGTGATGACGTGGAAGGAGTGGCAGGCATATCCTGAGTATATTCCGCCGCGACATTTTAACTGCCGCTCGACATTTACGAGACTTCTCGGCGATAATCCAGAGGATGAGATAAACCCGCCGAACAACATGCAGATGCACAACATTGAGAAGATTCAGAGAACGCCGAAGCCGCAGCTGATTGAAGAGAATCCATACATGGCACAGTATACCAAGGCAGAGTTGCTGAGTGTCGAGACATACAAGGGTAATGGGTTTATAAATATCAATCAGACGCTATTGGGTCGCCGACCAATGAATGAATATGCTGAGGCTGATATTAAGCAACTGGATAAGGCGATTAAGAAGACGAAGCTAGAGAAGGACGTGGTGCTGTATCGTGGTATTGGGCTAGAGTCAAAGTTGTCGGTTAATGATATTGTCGATAATCCTAATTTTCTTTCTACATCTACCAGTCAGGACGTGTCAATAGAGTTTGCGCGGCAAGCTGATGGGAACAAATATGTATTTATCTTTAAGGCTCCAAAGGATATGCCATATTTGGATATAGAGAAAGTGCTAGCAGATAATGGTGTTACCTCAATAACAGATGAGGACGAATATCTGCTGTCTAGGGGCAAGAAGTTCGTTGTAAAAAGGCTTAAGAAGTTAGATAATGAGATTATCATGGCTGATATGGAAATGACGAAGGACACTAAATACCTCGCTGATGAATCAGAGGACTTGCTGACTGATGAAATGATGGCTAGTTTGAATAAGACGGCCGAGGAAGTTGAGAAGCGTCTCGCCGATCCAAATTACAAACCGAGCCGAGCAGTTCAACGGATGCATGCTATTTGGCAGATGGATTCTGAATACCTAGACGAACAGCTGAAAAAGCAGCATAAAAACAAATAGTTTTGCTTTAACCACAAGTATGATATAATACGACCAGTATATGCGACAAGCGAGTTTGTCGCATTTTCTTTTGG